GGTGCGGTAACGCCGAGGTGTACGATGATGCCAGCATCTTTTCTGTCAATCATATTCTGGTGATTGGTCCGGTCGGCAGCAGGAACGCATTTACGACCTTTTTCAGGGATAGGGACAATGAGATTTCTGTGAGATGTGGCTGTTTCCTTGGGAAGATCGATGCATTTCTTGAAAAAATAAAAGAGACGCACGGTAACAGAAAGCATGCACTGGTGTATCGGGCTGCCGTAGAAGTGGCAAAACAGCAGATTGATCTTTCCTTAAAACGCCCCCTGGTGGTTGGTGACAAGGTGCGCATCATCAGCAAAGAGGAAAACAACCCGGAACAGAACTGGAATCCAGCTATGGAGCAGTATCTTGGCACGGTGATGACCGTAAAGAAGATAGATGGATCATGCTGTCGTATGGAAGAAGATGGTGGTGAATGGTGGTGGAATGATTACCGTATTGCGGAGGTTATAGAGGAATGAAGCCGCTGAGGTTCATGCCGCATCAGGAAGAAGTACTTGATCTGACAGAACGATTTAACCGCTGTGCATATTACCTTGACATGGGACTCGGTAAAACATTTGTAGGGGCAGAAAAACTGTATCTTCTGAATAATGATGTAAACCTTCTAATCTGTCAGAAGTCGAAGATCGGTGACTGGATAGAGCATTTCACAGAATACTATCCGGCATATCAGATCTTTGATCTGACAAACAGGAAACAGGCGATTGCGTTTATTAGTCTGTCAGGGAGAGGGGAAGGTGTGCAGGTCATCGGTGTCATCAATTATGAGACCGCGTTTCGCCGGAACTGGCTGAAAAATCTGCACGATTTCACGCTGATGCTGGATGAATCAAGCCTGATCACAAATGAGAATGCAAAACGGTCACGGTTTATTTTAAAGCTGAGACCGGAAAGTGTGATTCTGCTGTCAGGTACTCCGACGGCTGGAAAGTATGAGCGACTATGGTCACAGACGCAGCTGCTCGGATGGAAAATCTCAAAGAAGGCATTTTGGAAATCCTACATACAAACAGAATGGGTCGATTATGGCGCCGGTTTCATGCAGGAAGTTGTTACAGGCTATAAGAATGTGGAGCATCTGAAACGGAAATTTGCAGAGCATGGTGCGGTGTTCATGAAAACAGAGGAAGTTATCGATCTGCCGGAACAGACAGAACAGTTTATCAGGGTTAGGAGAACCAAAGAATATGACTATTTCATGAAGAATGAATATCTGCTGTTCGATACGAGAAACCTCTGTCAGCTCAGGGATGATTCTGATTTCTGCGGGATTGAACTGGCAGGGGACAACAGCCTGACGAAAATCCTGTATGCAAGGCAGCTGTGTGGCCAGTACCACAAAGAAAAACTGGACGCATTCCGTGATCTGCTGGAATCAACAGAGGACAGAGTGATTGTGTTTTACAACTTCAATGAAGAACTGATCCGGCTGAAAAAAATCTGTGAATCGCTGGGGCGTGAGATCAGTTTTGTGAACGGTTCTGGGAAATCACTGGAGGCATACGCCTACAATTACAAGGCCGATTCTGTGACCTTCATTCAGTATCAGGCCGGGGCGATGGGTGGAAATTTCCAAAAGGCGAACAGAGTTATATATTTCACCCTGCCGCTGGGAAAGGGGTCATGTGATCTGTGGGAGCAGTCGAAAAAGAGAATCCATCGCATCGGGCAGGAAAGGACATGCTTTTATTACTACTTGCTGGTGGCAGACAGCATTGAGGAAAAGAATTTTGAAGCGTTAAAAGAAGGGAAGGATTTAACAGATGAGTTATTCAAAACAGATTAAAAGAAATCTGATCGGCAAACGGATTATATCGTCGTGGTTTCTGATAGCAGCGGTCTGCATGGTGGCAGGATTTACCGTGGGCTGTGTGTTATGGACTCATATAAGCACGACAGAGATACACGCGGCTGACAATGCAGATGAGATCGTTTTCGCTGTATATGGAGCATATGACGGTAATGAGTGTGTGGTAGAAATGCCGGATGAATGGCAGTCCGGGATATCTGATTTTGTTCCGCTGGATGTTCCGCTGGATCAGGATCTGCAGGAATTTATTTTCTGCCTGTGTGACGCATACAGGGTTGATTTTACACTCGTTATGGCTGTGATTCAGCAGGAAAGCGGATTTCAGAGCAATATCGTCAGCGTGACAAATGATTACGGCCTGATGCAGATCAATCAGATGAACCACAGACAGCTGACAGAGCTCCTGGGTATTACGGATTACCTTGATCCGAAACAGAATGCACATGCAGGAGTATTCACTCTGCGCAGACTTTTTGAAAAATATCAGGATACCAGCATGGTCCTCATGGCGTACAGCATGGGAGAATCTGCGGCAAGACGATTATGGGATGAAGGGATTTACCATACGGAATATACAGATGATGTTATGGAAATCCAGCGGCAGTTTCATGAACAGGCAGGAGAGTGGACAGATGGCAGCAGAGAAAAATTTTGAGAATCGTGTGAAAAAGTTTCTGAAAGAACAGGGCTGCTGGTCGCTGAAATACTGGGGCGGCGCAGCATATACGAAGAAAGGGATTCCTGATCTGCTGGTGTGCTGCAAGGGGTGGTTTTTCGGAGTCGAACTGAAAGCCCCGGATGGAATACCGTCTGACCTTCAGATCAGAAATCTGAGGCTGATTGATAACGCCGGAGGGCGGGCGATTCTGCTGTATCCTAAAGATTACGGTCTTTTTATGCGGCTGGTAGAGGACCCGACTGATCAGAAACTGTATGAAGTATTGAAATCGAAGTGGAGACACTTTGAAGATAAAATATTAAAAAAAGGAGAGTAAGACAATGGAAGAGACAAAGAAAACAGAAGCAGTGCAGGAAGAAACAACCGGAAAGATGGACCCCAAAGCAGTGATCTGCGATTCACTCCGAAAAACCGGACGAGAGGGCATTGACGGCCTGATCGGTTACATGGAGGACGCCGGATTCTTCAAGGCTCCGGCATCAGGCGGAAACCACTCCAGCGGTACGGGAGGGCTTACCGAACACTCCATGAATGTCATGTTTATGGCACAGAAGCTGTCTGTGGCGTTGTATGGGGCGAAAAATCTCACCGATGAGATGCGCAACAGTATTGTGATTGCCGCCCTGCTCCATGATCTCGGCAAGTGCGGAGATTACGGTAAGCAGATGTATGTACCCAACATGATCAAAGACGGCAGACCAACGCAGAAAGCGCCGGAACAGAAATATAAACAGTCCGAAGCGAAGCCCTGGAAGCGTAATCCCGATCTGTTACCGCTTGATCATGCGACGCGGTCCATCAAGCTTGCAACGCTGTTTATTGACCTTACCGAGGAGGAAGAGTTTGCGATCCGGTATCATGACGGCCTGTATGAGACTGCAAATTACGGGATAAAGGGACATGAGACACCGCTGTACATGATACTGCACTGGGCTGATATGTGGTCCAGCCGTGTACTGGAAGGCGACACCGGAGAAGGTGGTGAGGAGTAATGTGTGTGGAAGTTATCCGGTATCCGCTGAAAACGGATCATCTCGGAGAAGTAACAGACGACTTACTGACTATTTATGATACAGTTTCTGTACAGCGATCTGATGGTTGCTATGTGTTGAAACTACAGGGAAAGGAAAAGGTGAAATAATATGGCACAGATGGTATTAGTTATTGGAGAAAGCGGCACAGGAAAGAGCACCAGTCTGAGGAACTGTGATCCGGCAACAACCGCGGTGGTGAATCCGGTAGGCAAGCCGCTGCCGTTTAAGAATCATTTTGACATGCTGAATAACGAGACAGATGCACGTAAGATCTGCAAATGGATGCACGCACAGGCCGCGGCAGGGAAGAAGCTGATCGCGGTGGATGATTTCCAGTATATTCTTGCGGTTCCCTACATGCACCGCATCCAGGAGAACGGCTGGGACAAGTGGAACGACTTCGGATCGAATTACTTTGAGATCCTCGAAGTGTGTAAGGATCTGCCGGATGATGTTGTGGTGGTGTATTACAGTCATATGGAGACACTGGAGAACGGTCTTACCACAATAAAGCTGCTCGGGAAGATGCTGCGTGAGAAGATCACGATTGAGGGGCTGTTTACCGTGGTACTTCGCACCGGAGTGAATGAGGCAAAATACTACTTCTACACTCAGAACAGCGGAAAGGATACAGTAAAATCACCGCTCGGTATGTTCCCGGCATACGCCATCGACAACGACATTAATTATGTGGCGGACAAGCTGCGCAATTATTATGAGGTTGGAGAGTACCGGTCTGATGCAGATATGCGGCAGGCAGATCAGGCGGTTGCCGCAGATGTTGAAAAGCCGGATGCCGGTGGCAGAAGATCCCGTAACGGGAGAGGGAAGAAAACCGCAGACGGTGAAACCGGAGCACAGAAGCAGAATGAACCGGCTGCGGAGACATCAGAACCGTCGAAGAAAACCGGCAGGTCGCGGAAAACACACGATGAAGTGGTGGCCGAAAATAATCAGAAGATGGCAGATTATCTCGATAAACGGGACGAAGCGGTCAGTGAGGTGGCCGGAGATGCTGAAACTGTCGATTACGATGTGGCCGAAGAAGCGGCCAAAGACATTCCGAAACCGGAACTGGAGACGCCGCCAAGGCGGACAAGGGCAGAACGCAAGGCCGCTGAGGTACAGATCTGCGATGCAGACACGTATTTTTACATAGAGGGTTCGGACAACTATGTGATGCGGCACACAGGTGAGGCAGTGCCGGAAGGTGCAAAAGTGATCACAAAGGAAGAATTTGGTGAGGGTATCCGCAGAATTGCGACAAGGGATCATGAGGCGGCATCCGGTAGATCAGCGCGCACCAGGCGGAGCAGATCCCAGGAGAGTGCGGCCACGGAAACGGAGGCTGTAGAGAATGAGCCGGTGCTCGCAGAGGCGGCATCCTCAGAGGTGGAGGCGCCACCAGCCGCATCAGCAGCACCCGCGACACGCAGAACAAGAAGAGTACGTTAAAAAGAAAGGGAAAAGGTGAAAAGAATGGTAGATTTCAAAGAGTTTGATGAGAAGGTGGATCTGAATGCATTGCAGAAAGAGGTTGAAGAGTCCGATGACAGCGGATTTACCGATGTACCGGATGGCGCCTATGTTGTCAGCATCGAGAAGATGGAGCTGACGGTAACCAAAGCGGAAAAGAAGCCGATGTTTGCTGTCCAGTGCAAGATTGTGGAAGGTGCGCAGAAAGGACGGATGATTTTCTTCAACCGGGTTGTTGGAGGTAATAAGAACACCGACCGCTGGAATGACGGAAAGGCAATCAAGTCCGTTATTACATGGATCAATAAACTGCTGACCGAGGAAGATGATCCGGTGGATTTTGTGAACTACTCAGATTTTGCGGAGCAGATCCTCGATGTATTTCAGCTTGTTCAAGGCAACATTGAACTGGATGTTGAATACAAGAAGGATGCATTCAACCCGATCACGATCAAGGAAGTGTATGAGGTGTAAAAAATTTATCTGCTTAGTTAAGATAACTTAACTAATTAAAGGGTTCGTAGCGGGTGGCAGGGCTGTCCGCTGCGAACCAAAGGCGGTGAGAGTTTGATTTTTTATGATTTTGAGGTTTTTAAGTATGACTGGCTTGCGGTATTTATTGATGTGAGCCGTAAAACGGAACAGGTGATCGTGAACAATCCTGATGAGTTAAAAGCGCTATATGAGGCAAACAGAAAGGATATATGGGTGGGATTTAACAACCGGCACTATGACCAGTACATCTCTAAAGGAATTCTGCTGGGGATGGACCCGAAGCGCATCAACGATCAGATCATCCTTGAGAGGAAAGAGGGCTGGCAGATATCATCTGTGTTTAACAGAATCCCCATGATCAATTATGATGTGATGCCGAATCCGCCAGTCGGTCTGAAAACGCTGGAGGGATTTATGGGATCGGATATCCGGGAAACCGGGGTACCGTTCAACATAGACAGAAAACTGACAGAGGCGGAAATAAAACAGACAATATTTTACTGCCGTCACGATGTGCATGAGACCATAAAGGTATTCCTGCAAAAGGTGGATGACTTCAACGCAATGCACGATATCGTGAGGGCGTTTCCGCACATGGTGTCGCTGGCCAACATAGGGGACAGCGAGGCACGGATCACTGCGAAGGTGCTGGGGTGTGAGAAAAAATCATTCAATGATGAGTTTGACTATTTCTTCCTGCCGTGTCTGCGCCTGAATAAATACAGGGCGGTGCAGGACTGGTTTGAGGAGAAGAAGCGGGAGGCATTGTCAAAGGAACTGCAGCTGGAAAACGAGCAGATAAAAAGTGCCTGGTATAAAAAACAGAGTCTTGAAATGATGGTTGCCGGAATTCCGCACACGTTTGGCTTCGGCGGTCTGCACGGGGCAACTGAAAAGCCGGTGCATGTTACCGGGGCGCTGTATCACGTCGACGTGAATAACTATTATCCGTCCATGTTGCTTGCATGGGGGCTGGTGACGAGAGCGGCGACCAACGACAATTACAAACTGGTGTATGATACGCGAAAAGCCCTGAAATACCGGCAGACGCATGCGGCAACAAAGGAAGAGGCAAAGCGCCTGAAAAAGGCACAGCTGCCCTATAAAAAGATGCTGAATGCACTGTCCGGTGGAATGAAGGACCGGACGAATCCGGCATATGATCCACGGAATAACAACTGCATGTGTATCAACGGGCAGCTCATGCTGCTGGATCTGATCGAGCACCTGGAGGTGATCCCCGGATTTCAGCTGATCCAGTCCAACACAGACTGCTGGATCTGATAGAGAACCTGGAGGGGATCCCCGGGTTTCAGATGATCAAGTCCAAAACAGACGGTCTGCTCGTAAAAATACCGGACACAGATGAGGCGTTTCGTCAGATGGATGACATCTGCTGGGAGTGGGAAGAGAGATGCTCCACATCAAGGTGCGACATCCGGCTGGAGCTGGACTGCATCAGAGAGATTTATCAGAAAGATGTGAACAACTACCTGTGGGTGGATCTTGATGGCGGAGTGGAGCGCATTGGTGCATATGTGAAGGAACTGTCGCGGATCGATAATGACCTTCCCATCATCAATAAGGCCCTGGTCGCTTATATGGTCCATAAAGTGCCGGTTGAGCAGACAATCGGGCAGTGTGACGACCTGATTATGTTTCAGCGGATCGTCAAGCTGTCGGACAATTATAAGTGGGTGGAACACGAACACTGCACGCCGCGCAGAGTCGTCACCGGGGTTCGGGTGAAAAAGGAACATTACGAATACGATCAGACGGATCGTTACACTTACAAGTCATACCGGGTGTTCGCATCCAGCGATTTTCGGGACGGGCGTCTGCTACGGTGCGGTGGAAAGCGCGGGAAGGGTGAAAAATTCGGCGATACGCCGGAACTCTGTTTTATTTATAACGATTCTGTAGAA